GATTCATTTGCGGCACCATTAAAAGATGCAACAGCACAAATATTTAATTGGCCTAGAAAAACACTTGAAGGCGATACTGATCATAGTAGACACTTTAGAGAGTGTGTAGATCAATGGTGGCAATCTAAATTAAATATTAAAAATTTTACACCGAGACTAGCACTACAAATAGTAGGTACAGAGCTATTTAGAGAGCATTTCCATCATGAAATTTGGTTAAACAGTTTAGAAAATAGATACATATCAGGTGGTAAAAAATTAACTATTGTTACTGATTGTAGATTTAGAAACGAAATACAATTTATTAAAAACTTAGGTGGATTTACAATACGTGTAAAACGTGGTCCAGATCCACATTGGACAACATTGGCAGAAGAAGCTCAACAAGGCGATGATTTTGCAGAACAGCAATTAGCCGATATTGGTATACACAAATCTGAATGGGACCATACAGGTGCACCTGTAGATTTTATAGTAACAAACGATGGTACATTAGAGCAATTGCATGACAAAGTAAGTAGTGTAATGAAAGTATTAAAAAATGTTACTGGTGCAAAAAGACAAAAACAAGCCACACAATTTTAATTGTCTGGCATTAAATCACCTTGGCGCCATTTAAATTGTTCCATTGACATAATACGTTGACAGTTAGCACATATAGTTTTTAAGTTATTCCAATTACTATTACGTAAATCACCATCTAAATGATATACATCTAATTGTGCTGTATGCTTGGCGTGAAAGCCACATTTTTCACATATGATTTTTTTCTTGTAACCACTAGCCTGCCAAGAAGAAGTTCCACCAATGCCTTTACCTTTACCTAAACGTATACACTTGTCGCACATCTTTCTATAATACGTCTTATCGCCTTTTTTATAGTTAAAGGCGGCTGGTTTAGACTTACACTTACTACATAATGGTCTATTATCTGTCATATATGTATTTACTGCCCTTTTAAAGGGAATTTTATTGGTGTATAAACCAGCGGTTTTAGGCCATCATCACATAAATATTGTATATAGAATACAGGCAATTCAATACTATATTGAAGAGAATTTAAGGAGAGATTATTATGCCAGATTTAGTTTCACCAGGTATATCAGTTTCTGTAACCGATGAATCGTTTTACGCCGGTGCTGGAACAGGTACTATCCCTCTATTTGTAGTTGCGACTGCACAAGATAAAGCAGATCCAAGTACTACAAATGGCACAGCGGCAGGTACTACAACAGCAAACGTTGGAAAACCATATTTAATTGGTTCACAAAGAGAATTGATATCTACCTTTGGTACACCGAATTTTTATTCAGCTGGGGCTACAATGCTACCAGGTGATGAAAGAAATGAATACGGCTTATTAGCCGCATACAGTTACTTAGGTATTGCAAACAGAGCCTACGTAGTAAGAGCTGGAGTTGATCTAGCAGGACTTACAGGTTCAACATCAGTACCAACATCTAACCCAGCAGACGGTACATATTGGTTAGATACAACTTCAACTGATTGGGGTATGTACAAATCAGCAGGTGCTAACAACACTAGTTGGTCTAAAATTACACCAGCAGTATTATTAGATACACCAAGTGCATCAGCAACATCAAATGTTGGCACAGATGGTTATCCAAAAGCAACATACGGAGCAAACGGCGATTACGTTGTTGTAGCTTCAACTACACCAGCTAGAGCATTTGAAAAAATTAGCGGTGTTTGGTATCAAATTGGTTCAACATCAACTGATCCAGGAGGAGATTGGGCATCAGCAAAAACAGGTGCAGTTTCTACTCACATCCAACCAGGCACAGGTGACGCACCTACGGCTGGAGCGGCAGGTTCAGTTTGGTTAAAATCAACAGCGGTTGGTTCAGGAGCAAACATTGTTGTTAAATATTGGACAGGTTCAACATCAACTTGGTCAACATTATCATCACCACTACACTCAGATGATGATAACGCAATTGGTTCAACAACAGCGGCAGGAAGTTTATTCACACTTTTTGATGATGATGACGACCAAAACTGGGATAAAACAGATATTGGTTCAACAGCATTATCACAAAAAGCAAACAATACTACTCCAGAGATACAATGGACAATTAGAAAAAGAGCAACAGGTACTTCAACAGTAACAACTGGTACTAAAGACTTCGCAGGTACAACTAATGATTATACATTAGCTGGTACTGACACACACGTTAAAGTAAAAATTTGTGGAACTGAAGTTGAAATCGCAACAGCGGGTTCGGCAGGTACAAGAGTTACTCTTGCAGAAATAGTAGCAGGCATTAATAATAATGCTACATTGGCAGGATTAAAAGTAGTTGCATCTATTGATAACTCTACAGGAAGTAAACAATTTTTAAGATTAACTAGAACAAACGGTAAAGCAATTTGGGTTGAAGATTCTTCAGCATCAGGTTCTAACAAAGCGGCAACAACTACTGCTAACTTAGGCTTTACAGACAATATGTCATCAGGTGCAACTTCATGGTACATGACGTCTTTATGGGCAAATTTATCATATGAAGCAAGTGCATCAGCGCCAACACAAACGGCTACAGATGGCACACATTGGTACGACACTAACATTTCAGCGGACATTTATGTTGCTGTAAATAACGGTGGTACAATGGAATGGCACGCATACGCGAACAGTAAGAATGCATTTACGGCAGGTTCAGTTGCTTCTGGCGGCATCAAGGACTTGCAAATGGTATCTACAGAGCCTACTAAAGCGGCAGATGGTACGGCTTTGGCATCAGGTGATATTTGGATTGATTCAAACGAATTAGAAGCATATCCAAAAATTTACAAACATGATGGTTCAAAATACGTATTAGTAGATAACACTGATCAATCTTCAGCATCAGGTATTGTTTTTGCAGACGCAGTTGGTAATCCAGCTGGTACAACAGACGCGGCAGTGGGTTGGGGTTCAGCATACTCATCTTTTGATGCTGATAGACCAGATCCATCGGCTTATCCAAGTGGTATGTTATTGTTCAACACTAGAATTAGTGGTTACAATGTTAAAAAATATCACAGCGCCTATACTGCACCTAACGGTACGGCAATGGGAGCAACTTGGGTTAACGCATCAGGCATGAAAGCAGATGGCTCAGCATACATGGGTAGAAAAGCACAAAGAAAAGTTGTAGTAACATCACTTCAAAGTGCATTTAGCTCAAATGATGAAATTAGAGCAGAATCAAGAAACTTTAACTTGATTGCTTGTCCTGGTTATCCAGAAACTTATGATGAAGCGATTGCACTAAACACAGCGAAAAAAGAAACAGCATTTATTATTCTTGACGCTCCGTTTAGATTAAAATCAGCATCAGAAGTATCTAACTGGATGTCTAACACAGCTAACGCAACTGAAAACGGTGAAGACGGTTTAGTATCAGCATCAACATATTCAGCTGTTTACTATCCATCAGCACTAACAACTGACTTAGGTGGTAACAACGTTGTTGTTCCAGCTTCGCATATTGCATTAAGAACTATCGCTTACAATGACCAAGCGGCATACCAATGGTTTGCTCCAGCAGGTTATCAAAGAGGTACAGTATCAAATGCAACATCAGTTGGTTACATTGATTCAAGCACAGGTGAATACAATTCAGTTGTATTAAGCTCAGGATCAAGAGACTCACTATACACAGCAAAAGTTAATCCGATTGCTTATATGCCAAATAGAGGTTTAGTAGTGTTTGGTCAAAAAACATTACATAACACAGCTTCAGCATTAGATAGAGTTAACGTAGCAAGATTAATTTGTTACTTAAGATATCAATTTGATGCATTGGCTAAACCATTCTTGTTTGAATTAAATGACAGAATGACAAGAGATCAAGTAACTGATACTTTTGAAAGATTCTTATCTGACTTATCTTCTAAGAGAGCATTATATGACTTCTTAGTTGTTTGTGATGATACTAACAACACAGCAACACGTATTGATGCAAATCAATTGTGGGTAGATGTAGCAATTCAACCAGCAAAAGCGGCTGAATTTATATATATTCCGGTTAGAATAAAGAACACAGGTGAATCTTTAAGCTACAGTTAATAGTTAAAATACACATAAAAGGGCTACTATAGAGATATAGTAGCCTTTTTTTTACCCTTTAAAGCCAAACTTTTTCATAAATTTTTCTATAATCGCATAAATACTTGTAATACAATTTAGTTTGTAAGGAGAGATTACAATGGCTACATTAAATAAATTTGGCGTTCCAATAGACGGTGCTACAGGTAGAGGTGGTATTTTACAACCAAAACTTAAATATCGTTTTAGAGTACGTTTTACAGGCTTTGGTAACCTTGGTGCTAATCCTATTGATTTAACTCAACAGGTAATGAACATTACAAGACCAAAAGTAACACATGAAGAAGTGCCTATCCACGTGTATAACTCAGTAGCATACCTAATGGGTAAACACACTTGGGAACCAATCACTATTACAATTAGGGATGACATCAACAACAGTATTTCAAGATTAGTTGGTCAGCAAGTTCAAAAGCAAATGAATCACTTTGAGCAAACTGGTCCAGTTAGTGGCGGTCAATACAAGTTTACTTCTAAAGTTGAGATTTTAGATGGTACTAATGATGCTGAACTAGAGCAATGGGATTTAGAAGGTTGTTTCTTACAAAACGTTGACTACTCAGATGGCGATTACGCAGTATCTGAACCTGTACAAGTTATTATGACTATGAGATATGACAATGCTATCCATAAAGGTGCTGGTGGAAGTGAGATATTCCCACAATTCCCACTATCATTCCCTGGACAGACAAATCTTTAATAGTTTAACTTTTGTATAGAGGAGAGTCACATGGCAGAGATATGTCAAACAATGGAAGCTACGAGTACTATCAACAGTAATTCGTCAGCTTCCTTTGTTCATTTAGAGCAAGGGGTTAATTATGGGTAACGTAGTTGATAGTAGTGGTAAACCAATAAGAGACAGTAGTGGTAATTTAATTATGACTGGCTCGGCTGATGCCGCTAAAGTTTCTAAAAATAATTCAACAACTGGTGCAGACATATTAACTCCTGAACAGAAAAAATACTTTTCCTCAATGGATACAAATCAATCAGTATTCACTGAAGCAGAAATTAATGCCGTAAGAGCAGGCGGCGATGAATCTTTAGCAAAAACAATGGAACAGCAAAACGAGGACGCAATTGCGTCACTTGGTGCTAGTGCTGAAGGAGAAGCAACTGATGGTGCTGTACAAGGTCAAGGTGATAAAACACCAGGCGAAGGTAGAGCAGTAGCAGACGAAGTTGATCCTACATTAAGAGGTCCATCAAGAGCTCAAGAAAACTATTCATTAAAAGCAACACCAACAGCATTTATGTCTGGGTTACCTAGACAAAAGTTTCAATACGTTGCAACATTTAGATTTCATTCTGATGATGCATTTAATCAAGTTTTTGAAAATCAAATTGATGCTCAAGTAGAAAGAAACATGGCACCAGATCAATATAACGGTGCAGACGCCGGGTTTGCAATGAATGATACATCATCAGATGCATACAAAGAAGGTGAAAGAATTTCAAGAAATAAAGTTATTGGCGATTTGAAAAAAAGTTTAATATGGAATATTAAATCAATTGATGGTCCAAAAGTAACTATGGCAATGGATGTTCTTAATCAATATAATAGAAAAAGAAATGTATATAGACGTGTAGAGTATGATCCAATTAATGTAAGATTTTATGACACTATGAATAGTGCCGCAATGAACCTTTGGAAGTACTTGTATGAACATCATGTGAGAGATGGCAGAAATAAAAGTTGGCAATATCAAGGTATTGGTAATGTTGAATCTATTGCCGCTCCATATCAAAGAACAATAGTATCTGGATCAGATACTTGGATAAAAGATAGTAACTATGGTGTTGACATTGCTCATGGGTATGATCAAAAAGACGGTGTAATTAAAAGTTTAGATTTATATTTAATACATGGTAAAAAATTTACTTTAATAAGGTATGTAAATCCAAAAGTTACAGCAATGGATCATGATAATTTTACATATGAGTCAAGTGGACCAATTGAAATGGGTATGCAGTTTGCATATGAAACAGTTTTATATGAAACATACAATCATCCATTTGATGAAATTAAAGATAGTAATGTTGATCTTAATGAATTGTTTGAAACTGCAGAGATGCCAGAAACACCAGCAACAGAAGATTTTAGTAGTGTAACTAATGATGGTGAAGGTTCATTAAAAGATGATTCGTATATGACAAAAATGACAGGCGAAACAGGCATACAAGATAGTTTAAGTGCTTCATCGGCTGGCTCAGGAAGTTTTTTAGCCGGTAATGATGCAAGAGGTGATGTTGGTGCTATTAATACAAAAGGTGGTTCATCTATCTTTGGAAGTATTATGGGTGGTACACCAATTACTGATGGAATAAATGCTATTACAAGTAAAGTATATAACGGTGCTAAAAGTGTTGGATCAAGTTTTGGTACAAGTTCAACGTCAACAGGTAGTATGTTTTCTAATTGGCCAAACAGTGGTGGAAAATATAATCCAGATTCTGCAAACTATGTTAAACCTAAAAAAGGTTTTGCAAAAGATTCAAAAGGTAGAATAATAAAAGACAGCAACGGAAACGCAATAAGGCAAGGATAACAATGGCACAAGATAGTACACAAATGATTGCAAGAACTGGCGGTGAAACCAAAGTCACTTCATTGTTTGGTAATTTAATGAACCAACTAACTAATTCAGAAAACACATTGTCAGTACAAGATTTAACTACTAAAATATTAAACACTTATGGTGGTGAACAAAGACAAGTTAGTCCTGCAAAATATGATTACATATATGGAATATTTCAAAAAGAAGTTGAATCAGAACAATTAGCAAAAGCATATACATTATTAGTTATTGATTCAATTAAAACGTTAAACCTAACTGTTGATCAACTATTTGAAAGTACAAGTGATCCAATTAAATTTACAAATTTAGGAAATACGTTATTAAATCATTATAGACCTATTACAAGTCAAATAGGAACAATTGATACAACAACTTCACAAATACCAAATCATATTTCAAGAATGATAGCATATTAGCACATAATAAATATTGTTATGTTAGCAAAAGAATGGATATCATTAACTTCCGAGACAGAATATTATATAGACCCAGAAGAAGTAAAACTAATTCAATTTGAACCAACGAGTTATTGTAACTTTCGATGTGTGTCATGTTCTAGGACAGATGCTAAAACATTGTTACCAAAACAAATAGTTTTAGATCATCAACAACATATTCCATTAGAATTAATTGAACCAATATTTAAAGATTTAAAAAATTTAAAACGTATTAAGTTTGATGGCGATATTGGTGATTGTTTTTCTCATCCAAAATTATATGATATAGTAACAACAATAATAAAACTATTACCAAATGTTAAGATAACTTTACACACAAATTTAT